AGCAGAAGAATATTACTTCTGCACTCATGTCAATTCGGATGGTTATCAATTCGAATTGTTGTTAACAAAAAAGGAATTCGATAAGGCTGTTAAAAGAGCTGAGATGAATCCAGAGGATATTCCAGAAAATTATATTGTTTTACAAGGAGTAAAGAAATGCCAATAGAACTTTTAACATTAATTGGTGGATCTGCCACTGGATTTCTTTTTCGCTATATGGCAGAAAAAAGAGCATCCGAGCAAGAAAACTTTAAGCGTTTAATGGAAATGAATAAAGCAGTTGAGGGAAGTCGCTCTGCTGCTGCTGAAAGAGTTCCATTAGATGCTGGTAAGGCTGTTCGTCAAATAATTGTTCTAGCTGTATTATTTGGGACTATAGCGGCTCCATTTGTTCTTCCATTCTTTGGAATTCCAACAATAGTAGAGATCAATCAGACGCATCCAGAAGTTCTCTTTGGATTGATTCCAGAAACTAAGGAAACAATCTTCCAGACAGTTCATGGATATCTTTTTACAACTGAAAATCGTCAAATTCTTTTATCAATCGTAGGATTCTATTTTGGTAGCGCAACGGCAGGAAATAAATCATGAAAACATTCAAACAATACATCAACGAAGACCAAATAGATGAATCTAATTTTTTAAAAAAAACAGCAACAGCACTTTTAGGTGGTGCTGTTGCTACTGCTGGGGGAGCAGGATTGGGTGTTGCAGCACCACACATAAGAAGTGCAATAACCGCCACACATGATGCGATAGGAGATCCTGTCGGTGGAGCAGAAATTGGTAAGGCTAGAGAAAATGCAGCAAATAAAATTGGTCTATTTGGTTCCAATACTCCAGCTTCAAAAAGGGCATTATATGGAGCAGGAGCAGGATTAGCTTTATCTGTTCTTCCATCTCTTAGAAGAAGGAAATAAATCATGAAAAAAATATTCTATACAATTTGTTTATCGTTATTACTATTTTTAGCATCTTGTAAGTCAATATGCACAACTCAAGGAATTAAAACCACCCCAGATGTTTTAAATAAAACAACAGAAACTGTTGTTGCCAAAGACACTGTTGCAGAAATAGCGAAAGGAACTTGGGTTAAAACAGACCCAGAACAAACAACACAAGTGTCATTGGAAGAGGATACCGTTGTTTATATAAAACCAGAAATAAAAGAAACCAAACCCACAGAAGAAGTTGTTTTGGTAGAAAAACCACAAGAAATAATACTACCAAAGAATTCACAGGTCATTCTTCCACCAAATACCTATTTGCAAACTTCAGATCCAGCCAAAGTAACAATTGATGCAAAAACTGAGGTATTGCTTCCCCAAGGAACAGAAATTACTATTTCTCGCGTGAATTGGTATGCAATTTTATTCTATGTTGTTTTAATATTTGGGTTGGCTTGGTATTACTTACAAGGTAAAAATGAGGATAGGGATGGGGATGGGTTTATAGATAATAAAATTATAAATAATAAAAACGAGATACAACAATGATAGATTTAATAGAACATTATAAAAATATTTTAAATGAAGTATTAACACCAGCCGAAGTATATGCTGCCAATTTACATAAAGGTCATGAAGAAGCTTCAAGATTGGCACAAATAAGAGCTGATCGCCTCCAGGCTATTAATGTAGTAGCAAGAGGTCCAGCTTGGGATCCAAGAGCAAGCAAAGCAAGAATACGTCTGAGAGTTTCTGGCATAGATGCAAGATTAGGTGCTGAATCAGGAGGTGTACAACATGTTCCAGTTGTTGGAACAAATCAAACAATAGAAAAATTGGGTGGTAGATCTGACGAAGATCCTAGTAAAATTGGGCCACACACTGCTAGAGATATTGATAAACCAAGCAACCCATTTCCAAATAAACGTGGTGAAATTACAAGATATTCCCCAGAAGAAGCAGCAGCTTTAGATGCAAAGTCTGCAAAAGGAACGCAAGAATTTCGTAAAAAAACCATGAGTCCGAAAGACTTACAAAACTTGACACAAGAAATTGGAGATACAGCCCGAGGTTTAGGTGCTCCATTTCAACATGGAGAAATAGTACCAACAACAGGTGAAAGATATCAAGATCCAAAATCTAGTCCAAGTCCAAGACTTCCTCCATCCATAAGTGATGCCATAAGAGGTATAATTAAAAAATAAATTAAGTTTTTATACTATAATATAAATTTTTACAAATATAATAAGAATCAATGATATCGGAAACAGGATTTCCGATATCTTTCTTATTTGGAGATATGATATCTTTCAATGGTATGCTTGTTTCTGCAACAAAAGATTGATACATTTGCAATTTATCAGCATTGCCTTTTCCAGTTGCAATCTTTTTAACATGAGATGGGGATACAACTTCAATTGGAATTGAATTTTGATAACATTTATATTTTAATATTCCAGTATTTTCTGCTATATGAAATACTCTTCCCTGGGCATTAAATGCATAATCTTCTAATGCAACCTGCTCACAACCAACTATAATACTCATCACCCAATCCGAAATGGTATCATATCTTTCACATTCCTCTTCATAATCATCAAAAAGCCTACCATGAATATTCTTTAAAAAATTAGTTGCATTTTTTTTAACATCAGTAAGAAAATAAAAATTACATTTTTCAAATGTAAAATAATCGTTTCCTTCAAAAACACAGATTGCTGGACCATTTAATGAATAATCGATTCCTGCTATGATCATATATTATCTAGGAACTAAAACCCCCCATTTCTGGGGGGTTCTTTATTTACTTGTTCCATGGTAGTTTAGAATCTATCCATTTCCATAGTGGACCACCGATGAGTGCTCCCGCTACGAATACAACTATAGTGTAAAAAACAGTACCTAACGTGCTTGACATTAAAAGTTCCATTGGAACCTCCTTTATTATATTTATGTTCCTTCATTGTATAACCACCAATCATAGAAATTATTTGTCATAAATTGCGTGTATGTAAATCCTTTATAATTTGGGCCTATCCAATTTACTCCAATTCCATCTGTTTCTACAGGAATAGACTGAAAATCCAAAATATTTGATTTAATTCTAAAATCGTATCTACCTGTATCTTCTGCTGTAGGATCAATCAAATATAATTGAAGTGAATAAGTTTCTCCAGAAGGAGCAGAAAAGAAAGTATTTGGTTGAAAAATTGAGTTTGTGCTAGCACGTGTTCCTTTATTTAATAATCGTGATTTTGTTTGTGTATCGACATAATCATATTCAAATGTTGTTCCAACTGAAAAACCCGCAGACACAGATTCATTCAATCCTTCACAAATAAACAGATTATTATAATGACATGTAATTCCGTCAAATGCTGGATATCTTGATGTAAATCTTGATATTGCTTTAGCATCACGAATCAAAGTACCATTTACAGTAATTCCTGGCAACCATCTATTAGTCCAAGATGAAGACCCACAAATTCCAGAATAAATAGCAATTCCAAGTCCAGCATTATAAAAATCATTAATAACACTTTGTGGAGCATTAATAGTAAAAGATCCACCAGCACTATTTGTAAACAACTGCGCTGTTGTTCCTAAAATATAATTTCCATTAATACCACTCGCACCAACAACCAGATGTGGCAATGGTCGAATAATATCTATTGCAGGCTTTATAAGATTAAATGGCCCAGTACAAAAATTATTTCTATATATGTATCTATTGAACTTCCACCATGGTGTTCCAACTTGATTTGCTGCTGGATTCTGTGAGGGGGAAAGATATTCCTCATTTACTTGAAAAGATCCAACATTATTCTGAATATCAAAGTTTACTAAATCTCCTCTGTAATTTGCAGACTTATTAACTTCATATATTTTTAAACCAACATCACTGAATATAACATTATTTTTAATCGTATAACCTATATCACCTGATTTGCCAGTATAATCTTGTATAGCGACACCAAAATTTGATGGAACAAAAATATAATTCTTTTCAATGTTTATATTTCCACAACCTTGATAAAACGCCATTCCATTACCATGTGCTGCTGCAAGCGTAAATAAATTATTATTATAAACATTCATAGCAGAACAACCGGACATATAAATTCCAGTTTTTTGTTTCCAACCAATTATTGTATTATATTTTATATTTACATTATTACAATTATTAAAATATAATCCTCTATAGGTAGTTTTATAAATTAAATTACCTATAATATCAGAATTATTATAATCACCCAAAAATGCAATATAATCTGTATGATGTGATGCATTATATTTAAATGTAAGATTTGATATATTGCCCCTTACATTTTGATCATTACTGGCAAAACCTATATTTGAATTTCTAAATTCAAAAATATCAAAACCAATGAATTGTATATTACTCACACGACAAAGATTAATACCAAAATCTATTAGAGGTATTCTTGGGACAATATTAGTGTCGGATTTTACATAAAAATACTTTTCATTTCCATTCACCTCAAACGCATATTCATAAGTATTTCCAAGCCATGATTTATTTGCTAAAAATGCAATATTTGTTACTGGTAAATTTGGAGGTCTACCTTCAATATTAATTTTCCCCTCAGCATAACTTATACCAACTATTCTATGCATAGTCGAGTCATTATTTCCACCATACATTGCTAAAGTAGTATCTGTCCAATTTGTTGTAACACCAGGTAAAGAATTTCTTGTGGTAATAATATTAAAAATTTCAGTTCCAGTAAATCCATACAAAGATAATCCAGGAGTAGAAGTACTAGCATATGGGACAAATCTACTAGATGAAAATGTAGCTCCACTAAAACTGAATGCTGTAGGATATGAAAGATATAATTCTGGATATTGTGATCCCGTTGTACCTTTATTTAACATACATGGCACTAAAGTACTTGGGGTGATTACAGATACATCATGTGGAGCAGTATAATCGTAATCATATAATGAAAAATCTATTTTTGTTATATCATTGGCAAATGGTAAATGTTTGGCATCAATTTTAAATCTTTTAATACCCAATGAAATACCATTTATTCCATATGAAGTATCTAATGTAAGACCAACAGAACCTTTTATTTTACATCCATGTAAATTCTCAGAAATGACAACAATATTTTTATCTCTAAATGTGTTGTTTCCAAAAAATAAAACATTATCGTTTGATATATTTGATATAAATGCTAGAGTTGAACCAGGAGTATCAAGAATATTATCTAAATCATATACCCCATCCCTTGCAATAATATAATTTAAATCTGCATTTGCTCCAGTTGACCCTATCATTGAATATGCTTTGTGTAGAGTGTGATAAGGATTTCTACGAGATCCATCTCCCAATATATCACTTCCATTTGGAGAAATGTATTTGTACTTATTTTTTGTTTTTAAAATGAAACGAATGAATGCTCTATAACTATTTCCAGAAAATTTATCTGTTTTTGAATTAAATCTTTTAATATTTTTTGTATTTGTTCTCAAAAGATTACTCGGATAACTTTCTGGAGTTTGGAATCCTTGTCCCAATAAGTCAATAAATTGTTGCAATTCATCATATACTTCCGGATCTTCATCAGGAAATAAATCTTGTTGTGGGGGTATTTTACTCATATATTATTATATATTTTTTTATTATAGAAACAACCCCCATTTCTGGGGGTTGTCGGCCAAGAGATGCGATCTCAAGGGGGGTTATTATTATGTAGTTAAATCAACCAATTCACATTTGTCACCAGAACATGCAAATGATTGAGTACCAACCGTCTTATCTTCTTTTTCATAATTCTTTAGCAGTGACCAATCAATGTCAGTAGGCATTGCTGCTAAGGCTTTTTCGTACTCTTCTTTAGTGCAGTCTTGATATGGAGCCTGACGATATGAGTGATCGGAATGTGGTAGGAATGAAATTCCAGATACTTCATCGAAATGATTATATACCCAAGCACCAACATCCATCCATTCATGCTCACGAACTGTGATTGTGATTGATGGTTTGTGTTCGCACCAATGTCGTTGATAAGTCAACCATAAATCTAAATGCTCAAGAGCAGTTAAATCATTACGAGTCACTGATCCCTCTGCTTTCATTGGGAATGAAAATACCATAGTATGATCTGGTTTCATAACGCATGGTTCAGCTGGGAATCCCATATCAATCATCATTTGACATAGCGGATCTTTGCGATCAGCACGAACGGTGCGGATATAATATTCACTATGTCGTGGATGAATACCTGATGCAGTATCAGTGAGTTGGGATACAGTTCCAGATGGTTTGACACAAGTAATTGCAGCAGCAGGATTAATTCCTAACTTTTCTGCCCATTCTTTATTGGTTTTAACGGCTTCAGCCTTTAGATCCTCAAGAACAGCCTTTAAAATATTTTTATCCTTTGATGCCATCAGTGAATTGTCAAGAATGCCAGTCAAAGAAACACCAAGCAATGCTTCTTCTGTACAATTCTTTTTCCATGTCGATGACAGATATGGGAAATATGTCAAAGATGCTTGCCATGTTCCGAGAATAGATGCAATACGAATTTTACGAGCAATCGTATCCTGTGTATCTTCTGGACGAACAATCACTTCTGTAAGATTGCAAAATTCTTTATCACGAAGAATAATTTCTGAGTTATGAACTAAAACACCATTGGCGAAAAAGTTTTTATTTGGTGTTTGGATATCATAGGTATCTGTTTTGTCATTCAAATATTTGATTGATTTGACTTTTCCGCGAATTGTTTTTGTATTTGTTTCCATGCTTTCAGTTCCTTGATGTAATAACTTCCTTTTTCAATATATGGTTGTATATCAAAAATAATATTTAATTTCAAATTATTTTTTTCACAAACATAAATTGCTTTTTTTGATCTTTCTTCAACATTGTTGAAATAGTTACCTTTTATTTCTACAATTTCAACAAGATTATCATTTTCGTCATATATGAAAAAGTCTGGTCTATATGTTTTTTCACTTGCAGTATATGTTTTTACTTCAGTCTTCCACTTTATATTATTTTTGTCTAACCATTTAGCATAGATGTACTCAAGTGAACTTCTCAACCATACTTTCTCATTGTTTTTATTTAAATACCAACCTTGAATAGATTTTAATTGTTTTTTAGCTTGTTCTGGTCTTTTCTCAACCCAATTATAAAAATTACTTTTACTACCCTTTGCGTTTTCACTTCTTTTTTTACGCAATTCATCCGTTACAATGTTTGTGCCTTTTCTTGGATTGATTTTAATCCAATTTATAAGAAAAGATCTACATTCCATATAAGTTAAATTTAATTCTTTTGCTATTGTCTTATATCCATTACCAGACTCATAATATGAAATAATTTCATTCAAAACTGAATCTGGTAATGGATTTATAAGACTCCAATTGTATCTTTCGCTTGGCTGGCGTTTTTGATTTACCGTTCCACTTTTTGAAAGTAAATCAAGTCTCCATCTCTTTATTGTCTGAACCGTATTGTCCGTTAACATATAATGGCTCCTTGGAATAAATCCCTGCTCCATATTTATAGTTTTCGGAAATTACAATAATATCATCTTCTGTGATATTCACTGCATCAACATATCCTCTATTTTCTGTCCAAACTAGATGATCTGGTGTCAGCCGAATAATAGTCTTTGTATCATTATCACCAATTATTTCTAATTCTATAATTTCAGCATTTGGTCTGGTCATATCCCCGCTAATAATCTCTGTATATTCAATATTATCAGTTTCATGATTGTATGACAAAACCATAAAACCGTTTGAATCTGCGACTATTTGTGAGATAGGAACTTGTCCTAGATGCGTATCAATCAAAGTATCGCCATGAAGACAACAAGGATTTGTCCCAAAGTCGTGATTAGGATCACGACGATCACCTAGTTTTGCGACAGTTTTCTTTGCCGCTTCTCTATTGAAGATGCCTCTTTCACCACTCTTTGATTTATAAAGAGAAAGCCATTCTTCCATGAAAGTTCCAATTTCTGGCTTCTCCTTAAAGGCAACTGAATTGTTTGCCAAGGCACGTTGAGGGTTTTGTTCCCACCAAGCACCGCTCTTAGCATCTCGCATTCGTTCGTCCGTGAGATTGGACAAAGAAATAAGCGCAGAGCGTCTAACGCCTCCGACAACGACAATTTCCGCGATCTTGCAAACAATATCGTGACATTCGATGGAAGTAAGTTTTCTTCCTGCCGCTCTTTTAAAAGTATCAGTGGTGAATTGAAAGAGATCAACGAGAGGTCTTGGCCCAGAAGCTCTACCACCAAATGTTTTGAGTCTTGCACCAGCAGGACGTACTTTAGACACATCCCATTTTGGGATTTGACCTCCAACAAGTAAGGATACGAGTTCCCGATATGCTTTAGCCCAACCAGCCTTGCTATCCTGTACAATAATAGTGGTGTCTGAATTAGTGAAGTGTTCAGCCACCGTAGGAAGTTTTTCAACATACTGTCTCTCCACACTAAAGCCAACTCCAGTTCCACACATCAAAATGTATAGAATTTCATCAAATGCACGAATATTATTTACAGCAACATACGAACAATTATATCCTGCTACATTATCTCGTTCTAGAGCCTCACCAGCCGTCATAAGTGCTCTCATGGATGGCATCACTTCTAGATTCAATACCGCTGATTCAAGATCATGACGAAGTTCTGGACTCAATTTATAACTTTGATTTTCTCTAAGATGATTCTCAAAGAAATCAAAATAACGCTTCACTGTTTCTGGCCAATTTTCACGACGATTTTCGGCTTCAATCCAACGAGAATATCTTGACTTGTAAATAAATTCCTGGTACTGACTTGGTAAGTTATTCATACTACTCCTTTAAAGTTGCTTCTTATTTAGTTGTTTTCGGTTAATGTTTTCCACGAAACTGGGAATAATGGTGCTATAATATCATTAATGGCTTTTGCGTACTGCTGAACTTCCCATTGGGCGTGGGAATCAATTCTTTGGCTATACACACGCGCATAGGAGGCCAATGAACCAGTCCACCACCATTCGGTATACATTGACTGTGGAAGGGCTGCACGGGCTTGTTCTGGGGCTGCTCCATGATCTAATAGTTCATTATAAAGTTCTAATGCATCATCACAAAAAGATTCGAATTTAGCAGTAAGATGATTTGGGGCAATCATAAATCCAGAACTACCTTGTTTTGCACCATCAGTTGGTGCTTTTCTCCACATAGGAATATAAAATTCTGGTGTATAAGTCACATATCGTCTAGAGACTTCATTCATTACTAAACCTATTTGGTGTTTACCCAATTGAGCACGAACAAAAATAGGAGCCTTGATTCTCAGTGTAATTTGAGGGTGTGCAAATGGAGTCCAATGATTGTGTTTTGCAAGATATTTGATAAGTTTTACATCTTTTTCGGGTAGTTTTCCAACTGCAACATGGGAATCTGCATAATCCCATGAACTTTCTTTATTGAAAGAAACTCTTGCAGCATTTACAACAGTTAGATCAGTCCCCATATGTTCAACATACTCAACATGACCATAATCAAGTACATCAATCTTCTGATTCTTCATTAATTTCCTCATCAATATAGTGAAAAATAACTCCACTTACATCTTCTTCAGTATATGTCTTAGCGTAATCAACTGCTCTTTTAAACAATTCTTTATCATTTTCTTTAATATATTTTGAGAATAGTGAAGTAAAAGATAAAAATGCTTCCATTACCTTTTCGTCTTGTAGATCGTCATCATCGTTTTGCATATTTTTTCCAATTATTAAATACTAATTTTGCTTCAAGGCCATTATAAGTGTGATCGTCTATTATATCAGAAGGATTTAAGTTTGCAAGAACCATATCATTTATATCTTTTTCCTTTATTTCTTGTGGAAAAATGCAAACATTTTTACCCTTTTCAATTAAATAATCAATTGTATCAACTACCTCTTTATTGTAGGGTTGATTATCTACGACATAGATTGCATTTGTATCATCAATTTTATCTTGTAAAGTTTTAAATCCACTCATTCCAAGTGTTGCTATAGAATTATCAACAAACATTGAATCAATTGGTCCTTCAAGAACATAAAACTTCTTTAAAGTATCAACTGAATCATAATTATAAAAACAAGTTCTATTTTCTTTTTTCAAAGTAATATATTTCATTCTATTATTTGAGAATGATCTTCCTTGAATACCACATATACCCATTTTGCTTTTTATTAAAATTACAATTCTTTCTTCTTCAGCAAATCTATTTTTATATGACTCATCAAATTGCTCTGCAATTTTTGCAAAGTTTTTTGCATAACCCAAATTTTTCCAATGTAACTTTGGAATTTTTCTTTCTTCAATAAATTTTCTCGCTTTATGAGATTCTTCTAAATCAAAAATAGGTGTAATACTTAAATTTTGTTTAGTTTCAACAGGATCCGGTATTTGAACATATGAATGTTCTTTTTTAAAAGTATTTCTTTCAACAAAATTTTCTGCATTATATTCTTTTGATAATGATGGTGACAATTCGTTGATAATGTTATACAAACTGTATCCAATATTGCAATTATGACATTTATAAAAAAAATTATTATTCTTTACATAAAAATATCCACGTGCTTTATTTTTATTAGTTGTTGAATCTCCACAAAATTTACATCTGCAATTTGCAAGTTTATCGCTTTTCCATTTAAACTTATCAAAATGACATGAAATAAGATTAATATATTTTTTATCTACAAATATTGACATCAAAAATTCCATTCAGATACATTTGTTTTATTCAACATGGTTTTCTTTGGTTTCTCCATGAAGAATGTGTCTGGCTCTTCTTTCTTTTTCATTACAACAGCTGTTGATTTTTCAACATCAAATAATTTCATCTTTGGTCTGTTAATACCGATAATAAATTTTCTGTTCTGATATGTATCATTGTAACGGTTTTTTAATTGCTTTACCATTACTTGATTCATTTCTTCAAGTTCTTCTGTACTAATTAAAGCAAACATAAAGTCTGCTGTAGCAGGTAAACCAAATGACTCTGATGTATTTGTAAGATCAGGATCACTGTTTGAATATCCATCACGATTTGTTTGTGTAGCAGTAAATAATGGAACATTATATTCAACTGCAATACCTCTTAATTCTTCAGCAATAGCTTTCACATATGTGTATGAATTGACATTTGATCCACCCTTAATTCTTGATGAAGCACAAATATTTAGATAATCAATAAAAATTACATCAGGTTTAAACTTCTTTTTTAACCACAATTCATCCAACAAAAATCTAAAATGATTTGCGCTTGCTGTTGCTGTTGGGTACTCTTTAATAATTAATTTACCTTTAAATCCAGCACAGGAATTTTTAATTTTCTTTTCATACAATTGCATTGGAAGTTGTTTTAGATCATCCATAGTAACATCAAGAATATTTGCATCGATTCTCTCTGCAATTTTTTCTTCAGACATTTCACATGTAATGTAAAGAACATTCTGATGATTTTTCAGACAATTTGCAGCATGATGACAAAGAAACAGAGATTTTCCAACTCCTGTTCCAGCCATAACTACAGATAGTGTTTTTGATGGCATACCACCACGTGTAATCATATTAAAATATTCTAAATCAAAAGGGATTCTTTTTTCCTCTGTATGATAAAAATCAAATCGCTTTTCATAATCTTCATAATAATCATGTCCAATATGAGAATCAAAAGATACTGCGAGTGCTTTCGAAAGAATATCTGGAATAGCAGTTTTAGGAGTCTCCTTTTTCCCATCGATGATATGGATAGATTCCATGATCGCATTATATACTGCCTTCTCTTTGCAGAAATTTTCTGTCTCTTCGTAAAGCCAGTTTAAATCACTTTCTTCACGACTTTCATCAATTTCATAGATTAATTCTATAATTTTTTCATGATCATCTTCATTCAATGATCTATTCTTTTCAATAATAACTAATAATGCATCCTTTGTTGGAAGATTATTATATTGAAGAATAAAATCTGTAATAATTCCAAATATAATTTTTTCTATACGATTATGAAAATATTCTTTAGATAGAAATGGTGTAATTTTACGAGAATATACTTCATTCTTTATAAGATTATGAAGAATAATTTTTTCAAAGTTCACTTGTGCCATATTTGAATTCTTTATTTGCTGCCTTTTCAAGTTTTTCTAGTACTTCCTTAGTAAAATACTTTTCTGGATTCTCATAGATATTCTTTTCAAATGCAGACGATCCATCAGGTAGTGTAATACGAGTACTTGTCTTTGTAAAGACTCCAGAATCTAGTGCAAGATCTACAAGACCATAATATGGATCAAGACCAGTATCATAATTAAGTTTTACATCAACTATTTTATTTTCCTTCGTAAATCTTCCCTTGAATAATTTACAGTGAATAATATTACCAATTACATCGCCATTAGAATCTTTATCTTTTTTCTTTGATAAGAAAACAATAGTCGATGCTGCATATTTCAAAGCATTTCCACCGGAAAGTTCTGTTGTTGGAAACATACCCATACTAGCATAAACATGATTTGTGATTAAGAGTGGAATTTTAGCAATTCCTAACTTCAAAGTAAGAACACGGAACGTAGCCTTGATAACTTGTGCTCTGGTCATATCTCTAGTTTCCTTGCCTTCAGACGTATCACTCATTTCTTTACTAGTAGATAACATTCCTAATGAATCCAGTACCATAAACATCGGTTTACGATTTTTTTCGTTTTCTTGTAAATAAGATTCAACGATATTGATTGATTGATGTCTAAATTCTTCAATTGTAGCTACGGGTAAAATAGCTATTCTAGATACATCAATACCTTTTGAAGCAATCATTTCAGAGGTAATAGCTTGCTCTGTATCAAAATACACAACAATTCCTTCTGAATTTTCTTCTAAAAAAGTTTTTACAGTACTTAAGGCAAAATAAGTTTTACCAGTAGCTGATTCACCTGCAATTGCGGTAATTTTATTATTAGCAAAACCCCCATTTAAACTACCAGAAACTAATGCGTTAAATATAAAACTTCCAGAATTTATAAAACCAGTGACATCACTACCATCGATCCCGTCACTTACAATAGAAGCATATTTATTACCAGAAACTTTTACGATATTATTTAAAAAATCAGTCATATTTTTCCTTATTCAAAAAGTGATTCTAACGTATTTGTTTTTTCCGCTTTCCATCCAATTATATCTAGAATCTTAACAAGAGGATCTAGAAATGCTTTTTCAAATTGTTTTTCACGATCAATAAATTTATCAAGATCAAATTCTTTTGGCATCTTATTTGGAAATCCAATAACACAATCTTCACCCTGTGTTCCTGCCAATGGATTTGGTTTCTTAAGATAAACAAATTTAATTTTTTCTCCTTCTAGTATTTTATTATATTTCATTCCAAGTTTCATTTCTTTAATATAATGATTATATAATAAAGCAGCCTTTACTTGAATTGGTGTTTTTAGTTTATAAATTTGAGATGAATCTTTATACTTATCCATTCCATTTACACTACGAGGAAAAGAAATTTCTTCTACATTTAGTTTCATAAACTTTGATTTAAAGTTTGCTACAAATTCAATTAATTGTTCCTCATTTTTGTTTAAGATAATACTAATTGCATTCTTCAACTCTTTTCGAACAACTTCTGGTGTAGATGATCTTGAAGTTTCGATACCCATAATTTTTTGTTTAGCCTGATTATATCTAATACCTTCAGAGTCCCATACATTTAACATATATCTCTTTTTAGCAGTCCAAACACCCTTATCAGCAATAACTTCTCTTGCCATTACAATTTTATTTTCATAAGCATTCATCATATTAGCTAATGAATCAAATTGCTTTTCGATATATGGAAGAATAATATTTTCCGATGCAGAATTTACATAATCGATTTGTTCTGATAAAGATTTATTTCCAGCATATCGATTAACAATACCTTCAATTTTAAGATATACTGAATCTGTGTCAGAAGCGATTACATAATCTTCATCCTTTGTATGTGTTACTGTATTGATAAGTTCATTTAGACGATTACCTATCCATTGAATTGATAATTGACCTGATAGAGTGATAGCCTCTGCCAAGTCAGTATTATAAAATCTAAAATGAGCATTTCCAATTGCACCATAAGCGGAGTTCAATTGAATTTTTCTAACCAACTGAAAATTATGATATTTTGAAATATCTAATTCTGTTTTTCTTTTAAGTAATAATAACTCGTTATCACTCAATTTTGAAAGATCTTTCATCTTCAAATCCATTCTTTTCTTGATCATCTCTGATAATTTTTGATGTCACTTTTTTCACAATGTAAATTTTTGGATTTACAGTATGATTTTTTCTCCAATTATCCGCTTCATCAGCACTATTCCATATCGAAATAGATTTATCTGATTCACGCAACCAATCTTCTTGTTTAGAAGTATTAGTAAAATACAGACCATATTTCATGTCTGTATTATACTAAGATTTAATGTTAAGTCAATTTAAATAAATGAAGATCCTGTAGGATTTAATTTTTTATCATATATTTCAATTACTCTTTCTTTCCTACCAAGTTCGAAATCATGATCTGTCATCATATTAATAAGTTCATCAATGTTTGTTTTTGGAACCCAACCTAAACGATTTTTTGCTTTTGTGGGATCACCTAATAATTGATCAACTTCAGCTGGTCTATAATATTTTTCATCCACTTCAACATAATCAAGATAATTCATACTATATCTTGCAAATGCTTTTTCACAAAATTCACGAACTGTGATCATTTTTCCTGTTGCAATAACATAATCATCTGGATCATCTTGTTGTAACATCATCCACATAGCCTCAACATAATCACCAGCAAATCCCCAATCTCTATAAGCGTCCAGATTACCAAGATATAACTTCTTTTGAAGACCCTGGTAAATTCTTCCAACAGCTCTTGTAATTTTTCTAGTTACAAATGTTTCTCCTCGTCTTGGTGATTCATGATTAAAAAGAATTCCACAGGAGGCATGAATATTATAACTCTCCCTATAATTTACCGTTAGATGATGAGCATAAACTTTTGCACAGCCATATGGAGATCGTGGATAAAAAGGAGTAGTTTCTTTTTGTGGTACTTCTTGAACCTTACCAAACATTTCAGAACTACTTGCCTGATAATATCTAATTTTTTTTCCACTTTGTTCTTCGTAAATTCTTATGGCTTCAAGTAAATTAGTAGTTCCTATGCCAGTAGTTTCTCCTGTAAATACAGGCATATCAAATGAAACCTTAACATGGCTTTGAGCACCAAGATTATAAATTTCATCCGGATTATATTTTGTTATTAATTTTTGTAGACTACTAAAGTCTGTGAGATCGCCAAAATGTAAAAACAAGGATTTATTATAAATGTCGGGATCATTTATAAGATGATCAATTCTTCCCGTATTGAATGAGGAAGATCTTCGAATAGTTCCATGAACTTCATATCCTTTAGATAAAAGAAATTCTGATAAGTAAGAACCATCTTGACCACATATACCAGTAATTAATGCCACTTTTTTCATAGTTAAAAACCCAATCTATATATCTCACATATTTATGTTAATATCAAATTTTCCTTTGCGAGTTTTTAATTTATTTGATATTATATCATAGATAATTTCAAGTACTTTAAGTCCTATAAAGCCCATCACAAAGGCTGTTCCATATTTTGCGTTGGTTTGTACCACTTCAGGCATAAAATTTAATGCAACAGGTGTCAAATAATTTGCACAAATTGCTCCAGCAAAAATAGATGAAATTGCTTTACCAGGAGTCTGATTTTTAGTACTAAGTGCTAGAATTAACGCTCCAAAGAAACCTGCCAGTAAAAGCCCTAAATCTATTCCATAATACTGATGGTTTGAATTTTGCTGCATTTTTATTCCTTATAATAAGTGATACTAAAACATTTTATATAAGGTGTACTCCTATATGTATAAAAAAAACCCACCACAATTGTGGTGGGTGGTTCGTTCAGTCGCGGGTGAACCAATCCCCACTGCTTCAGGCAGCACGACGCATTGGTGCGGCGTTTATTGTTGCCAACTTTGCAATTTTACGAGGGTTGTTGACCACCTCTCGGATATCTCCCTATTGCTCGCTTCCCCCTGTCGATTCCGTTCGACCCCGTAGTTTGTGACACTATGATGGATTACACCATCTACCTTGCTTTGTCGGTCAATTGCTAGATAGACCGTTTTACGCAAGCGCATCTCTTGTCAAGACCGCGTTTTCGTCAGAACGCCCATAGTGTCGAATGGAGTCGGGGGGATTCGAACCCCCGTGCAGTTGAGTTGTTTACAAAGATCAACGATATCATGTACTATTTATGTCGTAATTATACTTATCAGTGTCTTCCGTTATCCATTTAGGATTTTGTTCAGTAGTCCACAAATGAGTGTTGAGTTTTCTTTCGATTATTGGTTTTCCAAATTTTACTGCAAAAGATGGATCTGATACTAAAATTCTATTGTTTGGTTGAATTGCAAAATTTCCATTATCTAATTTAATTACATGACCACATTTATGTTGACCTGGGGCTTCTGAAAAACCCGTATCTAACATATTTGAATCACCAGATCCCCAATCAAGAGTGAATAGATAATTTTCACTATACTTTTCTTTTCGTCTTGATGTGAATGACTTCTTTTTATTTTTCAAGATATCAAATACCGTTGCCGATGCAAAGTATGAAAAAGAATCCCATAAAGCAAGTTCATCATGTTCTTGTGCCGTTGCATCTTCTATCCAACAAAAA